CGGTTGTCATATCGCCAGTTGCGTTGATGTCGTATTTCCAGTTGTGTAGAATATCGACACCGAGGTTTTCAGCTTTTACTACGCCATTTATTATAAGTGGTTTAATTTTATTTACAGAGCCTATTCCTACACCTTCTCGACTTGTTGCACCCATAATAATCTCCTTGAAATTTAGGTGTATTTATCTAATAATATCTATCATTTGCATCGTAATTGTGATTAGAGCATGGAATAAATTTTGCGAAAACAGATATATACTTATATGACATATGAAGCAAGCCCAGAAACTAAATCATTTCAACAACAAATTTTGTATGGAACCATACTTGGTGGATCATCTATTGTCAATCCAACACATGGTAGAAATTGTTATCTTGCAATGAGAGACAATAACCTTAATTGGCTTTCATATAAAATCAATGAATTGAAAGATTTTTTTAAGTTAGATAGCACCACTATCAAAAAAGATAAAAACACATATAGATGTTACTCTGTCGCATATCCTTGTTTCAATCAACTTTATCGATCATTCTATAAAGATGGTAAAAAAACTGTAACTAAAGAAATTTTAGAGTCTCTGAATGATCTTGCTTGGATGGTGTGGTATGTCGATAGTGGTAGGAAAAGTAAAAGAAAAGTGTATCTTAGGACACAAAAGTTCGGAGAAGAAGGTTCAAATATTATTGCAGAATATTTCAATTCTTTGGATTGCACATGCACAATAAAGAAACAAAAAGAAAGATTTGAAATAGTTTTTGATAATAAAGGCTCACAAGAATATCTCAAGACATTTTCGCATAGATTGCCAAGCTTTATGGTAAATGATTAAGAAATTAAAATTTTTATGATTTAAATTTGATTCAATTGTTGAATTATCGTATGATTCAATTAGATATTACAACAACGATACATTATGGAATATGACCATGAGTACAAAGTGTAGTCTATATTATTGTGAAAATTTTCATCTTTATCGTGAATCATTTGATGAAAAATCAATTTATCTAAAAATCAATAATGAAAAAATAAAAATAAATATTGAATTTTCATTGCAAGATTTCGCCAAAATATCTGCATGTTTCAATTTTGAGTCTTTGAAAAAACAATCAGAAATTACTAATGAAGATATAAAAAATTATGTTGAAAATGTAATAAAATTAAGAGATACCGATGGAATTGGATCGCTTTTTGGTATTGGTGTATATGGATCAACTTTATTGCCAAAAGAAACCCAAATTGAGAACGGTATTAATTTCTTTGAAGAAAAAAGAAATTCAATAAAATTACTTCTAGAACAGATAGAAAACAAAAAAACATACGATATACCATTTGGTCTAGAAGATATTATTTGTGAGAATTCCAAAGTTGTGAAAATTTAGATCTCTCTTTTTCTGTAAACTTTTCTTTATATTCTTTGACGATATTCTTGTGGATTTCTTTAATTTTGATGCATTGATTGCATTTTTCTCCACAATAATTCCCATGCTTTGCACAAAAATTATTCATCATCTTCTTCCTTAAAATAATCAAATATATCATTTATTAGTTGCATTAATTTATATATAATTATGTAAATTATGCAACACATCAACAACTCTTTTAAAAACATACAACTCCTTTATCTACATACTAATAATAAACTAAAATAAATTTTTTTCAAGGTAATTTATGATTAAAACAAGAGAAGATATTTGGATGCACCTCGATGAATTAAATTGGTCGAAAGTATTCATCATGTTTTCAGTTAAATACAAAAAAAAATTAAAAATTGTTGATATTGAAATTCAAAGCGTTATGCGTATTACTAAATGTGGGAAAAGTAATGTTGATTTGGAAGATGAAATTCGTAAGGAAAAACACTTCCTCACAGAACCAATCTATCAAGAATATGAATATTCAAATTGCAATTATAAAGTAGATGGAATGTTGACATGGAACAATGATTTGAAAAAGGTTTTTTTAACTGGGAAAACTACAAAGAAATTAATTGAACAATTTAAAAAAGAAATATGAATATATATTCATAAAGGAGCATACGATGAAATCTTTAATTTTGGCTTTGGTTATTTTTTTAGGCTTTAGTGGTGTTTCAGAGGCACAATTTATCGTTGTATATCCACAAGTAAGACACTACAACAACTATAATTATAACAATTATAGATACAACTACAACAACTATAATTATGGTTATAGATATAACAACTACAATTACAATTACAATTACAATTACAATTACAACAATAATTGGAACAGATATGTAACGCCAAGTGGATATATGCCATTCAATAATCCATATTTTCACATGGCAACACAAGGAATAGGTAGAAGCTGGTAAGTAAAATTACATCCCACAACCGCCAGAATGCTTTTCTTCCTCTTCCTTGTCGTGTTTGAACGCATGGAAAATATCAGAAATGTAAGCACGGGATACAGATATCTTGTACTCCATCCATTCTTCAAGTTGATCATCGGGAGTGAGCATTTGTAACATCATGCTCGCATCATTTATTATATCTTTCAAATTACGCATCAACATGTCATTACCATCATCTGAAACTTCATTTCTTAAAGTAGGAGAAGGTATAGATGTCGATGATTCACACATGTCAAAATATTCACTCTCACTTATAATGCCAGCTAAGTAAAATTTATAATTTGGATTATTTTTGTCTATCATGATTATTTGTCCTTTTGATAATAACGAGTATTTTATTTGTTTCAATCATTTCTTTTTTATTTCGAACTTACGGACAGAACCTTTTTCTTTGTCCTTAATTCCCATCTCATGTCCAGTTTGATAATCATCATTATTTCCAAACAACTTAAATTTTTTACCATTCAAAGCATCTGTGTATCCACTATAAAATGACTCTGATATAAGTGTTGTCATCGCACAAGGTTTTGCATATAATACATCATCAGTAGTCTTGCATAAACTGGTATTTTTAAATTGTTCCTTATCTTTCATAATTCTTGGAAATCCACTGTATTCACCTTCGAAATTCCTATGCCTGATTCTGCCGCATCCCGAAGTCACAAAAATAGCAACAACTAAAAACAACATAATCATTTTATTCATATTATCTCCTAGTCCATTAAAATTATATGATTATCATATATATGTATGGGAGAATATAAAATGAACGATGAGAAAAATTTTATAAATGTAAATCAACTGAAACAAGAATTAGAATCATATAAAAAGTTTGCATTCTCCAATAATCTAATTGCATTGGCTCTATCTCTAACTATGGCTAATGCTACAGAAAAAATAGTAAATAGCATTAGCGAAAATGTATTAATGCCAATTATAAATTACTTTGTTGATAATGCTGGAGAAAACTGGAGAAATCTTGTTTTTGTGCCAACCGCTGGTCTTGAATTTGAAATTGGATCAATGATGAATGGATTTTTAAAGTTCATATTCACTAGCATTATTGTCTATATCTTTTATACAAAGGTTTTTAAAAAAAATGCAAATATTTCAATGGATGAATAAACATATAATACCAAGAAAATTCGAAAAAATAAGAATAGGAAATAACAAAGATGGAGGATATGTTCTTCCTAAAAAATGTATCGATGAAGGTGATCTTTGTATTTCTTTTGGATTGGGAAATAATATTACTTACGAAAAAGATTTATTGAATAGGAATAAAAAAGTTATTGGATATGATATTGCATTAAAAACACGACACGCATGGGCAAGAAAAATGAAACTTGATACCTATGAAGAATTCGCAAACATACCAGAAGTACAACAATCTAATAAAATAGTTCTAAAGATAGATACCGAAGGTTCGGAATGGAATTTTTTTGAAACAATGAATATGCAACATTTTGAAGAAAAAATTTCTTGCTTTGCTTTTGAATTGCATCTCCATATGAATCCTAAAAAAACACCATTATCAGTTATGGAAAAGATGCTTGATACACATTATGTCGCTCATGTTCATGGGAATAATTATGGAAATTGTAAGGAACTAGTTCCAGTTGCATTGGAAATTACACTGGTAAATAAGAAATATTTTGACAACCCACCAATTGATATTCAAAAATATCCTATTAAAAATTTAGACTATGTAAACAAACCGGGACGCATAGAATTAGATTTGCCTTGGTTGCATAGTATTAAGCTGTTGTGATTGAACTTTGTTTGGCTGCATAGTATTAGGCTGTTGTGATTGACCTTTGCTTCGATATGACGCTAGTATAGGTATTTGTTGGCGAATAACCTGCCAATGTTTGGATACCCAATCTATGAATATTTTTTCAGCCCTTACAGGACCAACTTCACTTGTTGTTCCCGTTGTTTGCAACTCAATCTCATGAGTGCATTCGTGAACAATCGTACTGGCTATTTCAATTATAGCATCCAAAGTATCTCCGTGAGTTGCTAAATGCTTTTGAACATTTACACGAATTACATCTGATGGCTGTAATTGATTTACATCTATATCTGGAATGTATTTCTTGATAACAGCATTAGGAACTGTATTTAACTTTTGATTCATCATAATGTCAGAACCAAATTTCATTTTGATCTTGTTTGCAACAGAAGCCCCTACAATTTTTTTATTTTCTGCTGAACTATAAAGACCATAAGCACCTGATTGCAATAACGCAATGGTGCTTATATTTTTAAGTAACTTCTGACCTGTCAATCTATCGTAAAGTTGTACTAACTTTACTGAATATTTTGCACTTTTATATGCAGAATCAATTTGGGTCTCATCGACATTTTCTGTGCCAATGGTAGAACCTTGCTCATAAAACCATTTTGAAAAATTCATAATACCTTCCATGAAAGTATCTATGATTCAAAATGTTATTTTATTACTGAGGAATTTGAATTCCACCAGAAGATGCAACCACAATCCCACTGCCAAATTTGCTGTTGTATGCGTTTTTAATCTCATCGTCTGGCTCTCCATACGCAACAATATGAGACTTATTTATGGTCATTTTTTGATCTTTGGCAAAAGGTGCATATGGCATCATACCAACGCCTTCTCTTGAAATGGCAAAAATCATCGGATTCTTTAAAACAAAAGTATCATTATCAGAAGATAAAGTTTGTGCAAGAACATCTTCACCAGTAGAAATCTTTAAATATTCAATTTTCATAATGTATCTCCTTAGAAAGATTTAACTTAAAAGAATATAACACTTATGTTTCTAATTGTAAATCATTTATAATTTCTTTTGTTTCTTTTTCATGAGTTTGCATAACTTCTTTTTCGATTTCTGGCTTTCCTTTGATCAAATTGATAATTTCAGCCAAACCAACAAAAGGCAATGCAGCAATAATGCTAGAACCCGGAATCGGAGATAAAGTGCCTAGTAATGCCACTCCTATGATGATTTTAGCCATGTTCTTGCCATATTTGACTGATAGTCTCTCATAATGATTTTTGATTTTTTCAATGATTTTAGATGGCGAAATAAAGTCGGCAATCCCTTCCCTATAAAATTCATAAGGTTTGAAATTACTGACTATTTTCCATTCTGAATATGATAGCAACATGATTTATTTAGTTTTTTTTCTTATCTTTTCGATAAAAGATCTCATATTTTTTTCATTATAAACATGACCAAATAAATTGATTTCTGTCCAAACCTCAAACGATATACCAAGTTCTTTTGCTTTTATTTTAGCAGCATTGATTTTACATATGACAACTTCATCACTTAACCATTTCTCTGGTTTTACTTCGACTAATTTTTTTGATTCATCTTTATATTCTATTAAGATATCAATGATGTAGGAGGAGGTTATTTCTTTTATTGGATTAAAATATTCAACTTCAATTTTTTCTACAAAATAATTTTTTACAAAATCGTCTTCGTCTAATTTTAAATATGCTTTCTTCTCATAGGACGATCTATAAAATACTCTTCCAGCTTTTGAAGATTCATGCCAGCCACTCAAATGATGAAGTTTTGGATCAAAACCTTTTTTGTATTGTGCGACAGTAGCTTTTGAAATATTCTCTTTATGCTCTCTGGTGAACCCTCCAGTTTCTTCAAGCATTTTCTTTCTGCCTTCTGAAATATTTTGGCAATGCTCTTCAGAAAATTCTTTTCCCATGTGGGATTCAGACATTTTTTGTTTTGTTTCTTCGGAATGAACTTTTCCTAACATTCCATTAATGCAATGATTTTCGATAATATTTTTTGTTGCTCTGGCTATACCTTCTGGATTATTTTTCATGTAATTACTTAGTTTTTTCTTAAACTCTTCGCTACGCTTGATTCCAGTAAGACTCATGCGAATTTTTTCTTTTTGTTCTTCGCTAATTTCTTTTCCTAATTGAATGCAACTTTTACAAAGCTGTAAATACGGTTCTTGTAATGAACCATAATAATTGCGTTTTTTCATTTGACGGCAATGATTTCCATCGTGTTTTGGATGAGGACAATAAACATTAACAATTTCTTCTGTTTGTCGATTTTCTCCAACTTTGTTTACTGGATTGTTGTGATGCATATAACATTTTCTGCAGATAAAACTTTCGCCATCATTTTTTAATATGTTTCTTTTGGCTGGTTGCTTTCCAATGATAATAATTTCATCTTTTGGTTCGTGTTGTGGATGATCACAATTTATCTCAATCTTTTCTATATCTTTAAATGTTATATACTTAAATTTAAATTCTTCTATATTCATGTTAAACTCCTTGTGATTTCATTCTACACGAAATCTGTTTTTTAGTCAATCATAAAATTTTGATCTTTTTCTAAAAATTTTCTTTTAACAAAAAAAAAGAACCCAACTATCATTAGTTGGGTTCTTAAATTTTTACTATTTTTATAGAGAGTAAAAATTAAATAATAAAGTTAGCAATCGACATTCTTGCGTAGAATTTAGCACCTTCCCTTAACAATTTTTTTCCGTATCTTGTCAAAATACCTTTTCTGGGGCAAAAGCTCTCTGGATCGAGAACAACAGGTGTCTGAGTAAGAGGAACATAAGGGCAGTAGAAATATCCTGAGTCAAGATATGAATCGCCTTTATAGCCCATAAGGATTTGATTGCTTTGGAACAATGGATCTTTATATAATCTCCAACGATTGTTCACAGTTCCGACATACTGGATGCCAAGGGAGCTAGTGAATGTTTCGCTAGGAGCAGGAGCGAAACCAGCGGTTGCGGTTTCGAAGATCGAAGCAACTTCGGGAGATGTAACGATGAAGTTAGCACCACCACGAAGGGTCTTACGATGAATAACGGAGGAAATTTCAACGATCTTCACATAGAGAGATTCGTATTTTTCCTTGATGGTATCACCTAAGGAGGTGTTGAAGTCCCAAGCGGTTACAGTACCAGCATTTTGACGGAGGTCGGTGAGGACTTCACGATCAATTTCAAGATTAATTTCTTGAGCAAGAACTGCGGTCAATTCGGCTTCAGCGTCCAAGTTGTGTTGCGAACGAAGATCTTGTTGAGCTTCATAAGACCATACAGCCTTCAACTTACGGGTCTTGGCGGTAATATCTTCAGATTCAACAACGAGGTTGATTTCTGGAAGGTCTTGATTACATTCAAGATTAGATTCGTAGCTCATTACTACGCTATTTGCACCGGGATCGCTATCCCAAGTCAATGTCAATGCACCACTGGTCAAATCAATTGTGCCAGTAGATACAGCGGGTGAAGGTGAGCCAATTTCAGTTTTATTGAATGTGCCACCAGCACTAAAATTGAATGTATATACTGCTGTAGCACCATCATAGATAGTACCAGTAATAGTACCAGCCAAAATTGGTCCTCGTTCAAGTGTGAAGTTGGAAGTGGTATCGCCACCTGCATCTACTAGTCTCTCGTTTTGAACGAACTGGTGAGAATAGAAGATATCAAGGTTTGCAGTACCATCAGCCTTCTGCATCAAGGAGTTTGCGTCATCACCGGGGAAGCCGCCATTATTATCTGCACCACGGGTAGCACCCTTATTGGATGAATAGCGGAAGCGGAGATAATAAACAAGACCAGTAGGTCCAAGCAAAGGCTGGACGGATACGATCTTATTAGCGATCAACTGTGGGTAAATCCTACGAACCAATGGTATGGAGATTCGTTTGAATTGTGCGATGTCAGCGGTGTCGGTAGACACTTCGTTGATAAGGCGTTGGTTTTCGAGAAGAACTGCTGTGGCTGCACGAGTATTACGGTCTTCGATTCCATTGAGGAGACCAGTTTTAGCCCAGCGTCCTTCTAACTCTTTAGCTTCATTTAAAAATCTAGCATTAGCGTTCATATTAAAATTTCCTTTTACTGTTAGAATTTAGCTTTTACTTTGGTTTTTTCACACCTGAAAGAACCAAGATTTGGTCTATTTCACTGCTGTTGTTGTTGTCATAATTTTCCGCAATTACGACTTCTTGATCAACAACCTTATTACCTCTCCCCGTTACATTCTGTGCTTTTTCAACCCTTGCATTCTGTTCTGTAATTACTTCAGACTTTTTTCGACTTTCAACCGCCCTTGTTTGCTCTGTAATTAAATTTTTAGCATAGCGTACATTTTCATTAAGTTTAGTGTTTTCGGTAGAAAGCCTGATATTACGGGCTTCCATAATTCGAAGTTGACCTTTAAGTTCATCGGCTTGTTTGATTGCTTCTTCAACTTTTGCTGAAGAGACATTGTTCACTTCATCATCGGAAAGATAATTGCTGGTGAGGTCAACAATCTTATCGAGAACGACCTTATGTTCAGCCAAGCGAGGATCGGTTACGATGTCCTTGCGAGCTTGTTCATAGATTTCTTGACCCTTCACTTGAAGGAATTGATCTACCTTATCAACAATGTATTCCTTCATTTCATGAAGTTTCTTGTCGTATTCTTCGTACAGTTCTACTTCAAGAGAATTGTTTTTAGCTCTTTCAGATTTAAGCATCTGATAGGCTTCTTCATATCCTTCTTCCATAGCTTGCTTGTACTCTTCGCCTTGAATTTCAAGACGATTGCGAAGATCGGCAATGATAGAATAAGCTTCTTCATAGCCTTTTTCCGCAGTATTTTCTGATTTGTTTAGTTCGCCAGAGAGATCTGAATATGCTTCTTCAAGCTTTTCATTATACTCTTTTTCGAGACTTACTTTAGCCTGATCTAGCATCTCGCTGATAGCAGAAGATACTTCCTTTACATCGGACTCAGGCAACAATTTCTTGATCGCTTCCATTATCTTTTCCATTAGCCTAACCTCACTTTGCTAGTGTTTCGTTTTAAGAAATAATCAAACAATTTTTGATTTAATACTTTTTGTTTGATCCTCGATTATTCCACCCAAGCAAGCAATTAACGCTTCTTTGCTAACTCTATGTATGCTGCTACTTTCATTTTTAGCAGGTATTTCCATAGAATTATTTATTGGAGCGTAATTTTCTCGCTTGTTATTTACCACCTTCTCCTGAAAGGCAGCGTGTGTGCTTGGATCTGCAACCGCATCAAAAGTTAAGAGTTTATAGCTCTCGCCAATGACAAGGATGCCGTTCTCGTCCACTTTGCCGTTGCCTACGCCACGGCTACTAATTCCGACTCGTACACCATCATTGATAAGTGCTTTGAGGATTCTTCCATGTGGAGTATTAAGAATCTCTCCCTCACCCATGAGGTTATTGCCTTCCCACCACAACTTTGTAATGACATGAGATGCCTTTTCAAAGTGAATGATAGAATCAGTGGGATGGTCAAGTTCGCCAACCAACCCACGAGATTCAATTACTGGCAAAAGTTTCTTTACATTTTCATCGAGGACTCCGTGTGGATACATCCTCTTATTTTTGTTAACAGCTTCGGCTTCTTGGAATTTTCCTCTAAACTTAGTGAGTCCTTTATCGGTGGATTCATTAAGATTTAGAAAGAGTCCTCCATTATTGCAGGAGTCAACAAGTAGCATTTTGTTGTCGCTCATTCATCTCCTTTTATTCAACTGGTTGGGCTATTTCAGCCTTTGGATGCAATGGATTATTGAGGTTTGGCCAAGTATCATTCGACTGGAATGTGCCGATTTCCTCATTATCCTTATCAACACCTTTTTCGCCCTTTAGAGTGAAAGTGAAGGGATCAGGAATGTAAGGGTTACTTAAGGATGGCCAAGTATGGTCACCACCGTCATTACCCAAAGCATTATGAGCCATTTCTTCATCTCCGCCCAAATCCTTTCCATCACTTACAGGTGCATGGTTAACACCATATTCATCCCTTCCATTGAATTTGGAAGGAACTGCATCGGTTTGTTTTGCATTCCAAGCAGTATTTGGATGATCTCCATCAGCGGAAGTATGAACTCCATGATCTTTCCATTCGCCAGAGTTATCAATATTGGCTTCAACTAAATCATTGATATAATCAGCGATTTCTTCAGCCATTTCTAAGGACGGAGATTGAGTTTTGCTTAATACAGCTTCAACATCATACATGAAACTTGCGGTTTCAATCTTAGTTGCTTCGTCACCGATTTCGCTTGCTGTTTTGTGCATTTCATGAAGAGCCTTATAAAGATCTGAGAAAACTCTCATATCAATACTTTCGCTTTCATCAAGTTTTGAAAATAACTTAGTGGCTACATTTTGGAATTCCACATAAGCATCTTTGCATTCTTTGCATTCTGCGGTGATATCAGTTCTAACACCAGCAGCAGTACCAATTTTCTTTACACGATCTGTATATGCACTGTGTGCAGTTCTAAGAATTGCTTCAGCAATAAACTTGCAAGTATCATCATCATAATTTGTGATATTTGCTATTTCGAAAGCTTCAGCGATATTATTAGTCAATTCTTCCTGAGTTAAATAAAGAACTCCGGGGAATTTGCTAACCATGTTTTCTAGAGCTTCTTCAAGGGAAGAATTATCAGATGTGTTGTTATATCGCTTTAATTCAGCGATAGCCTTTACAAATGTCTGATTCTCATTAAGCTTCTTGGCACTACCACGAAGAATTTTGAGATCTGTATCGATTGTTTTCCATTGGAAGGAAAGGATTTTACCTTCGTTCCTTTTTTGTGTATTTGGAATAGCTACAGCAACAATATTTCCTTTATTGTCAGGTTGAATTATAGATTCGGTCAACATATGACCATAATTTTTGTATTCAACATAACCAGATACATTATTGGCTAAATTAGCCCATTCTTTCATATTTTTTACTGCACGAACATAAGTTCTCCAACGAGGATTTTTAGATTTTCCAAGTTTCCTTGCAGCTGTAGCTCGCTTACGACCTAATTCTTTCTTTTTGCTCTTCGAAATTTTTCTCTGACTTAGCTTTCTCATACGAACACGCTTTGCTACTAAGCTGCGTGGTTGTTTCTTGTGGAATAGCTTGCTGCGTTTGCCAGTAGGTTTGGAAACCGATACTTTAAATGCAACTGCTTCGCTAATTTGTTTACGAACATTTGGTAGCGAGAAGTACTCGTCAAATTTATTGTCAGCGATTTCATCCTTGCTTTCGATAATTGCATCCACCATTTCAGAAATAGTTTGTCTTGCACCTTTCTTAGCGGATTCTTCATCGATAACAAGTTCTTGAATGTTTTCAAAAATAACTTGATCATCTTCTAGCTTGTAAATTGCATTGATGAAGTTATCATCAGCGGTTTTGTAGGTAACAGCGTTTTCGGTGAAAGAAAACAACTCAACATCAATGCCGAGAGTTTTACCTAAAATGTCTTCAGCAAGAATAAGTTCTTCTTCAATACGGGTTAAAGAATTTTCTTGCAAATTTTTGAATGCTTCAAAGCTTATAAGTTTTCTTTTCATGTCTCATCAACTCCTGTGCCTGTAAGTTATGATTTATGTAGCACGATTTTCAATGCTGTCATTATGCTATATATTACTCACGCCATAATATTTTAAATCCAATTTTAAAAAATAGATTAACACTATAAAAATTAGATCGACAATATAAAAATAGCATCTATCAACTATATAAGTATGCTTTTGGGATTAAAATTGAGGTAAAAAATGAAAACATTTCAACAATATATTGAAGATGTCGCAATGGATCTTGGTCGTGAAATAGCTGGAAGGGGTCTAAGTGCATCAAAAGGACCAGTACTAGCTCATCTTCTTCGTGCAGTTCGTATTGCAATTGCTGACGACCCAACTTTTGCTCGAAGACTACTGACTTTGTTGCAAAGCGAAGGTCCAGATGTTCAAGGAGAACTAGATAAGTCAAATATGGATGATCTTAATGATTCTGCATTTTTGTCTGGTTTGAGAACGGCTGCAAAATCTGGTTTGAAAACTTCTAAAGATGAACCAGATGTAGTTGCTCCAAACGCTTCTGACATGGCATAATTATTTCTGGAACCAGTATTGATAAGCTTTTTTAAGACTGTCTTCAGTCAATTCAAATTCTGCATTATCAAAAACAACTGAATCTACAGAGCATAGTGGACACAAAGCTGTCTGCCCTGCATCTGTATATTCTTTTACATCAATTGCTTTGAAAATTTTAGTGCAATGATAGCATCCAGCATTCACTGCTACATTTTGTAGATTTTTATTTTTAAAAGCAAAGTGTGCTAATTGTTTAATTGTTATCATATTAACTCATTGTGCTATCATCACGATCTTCATGATCTTGTTCTATTCCATAATTTATAATTTCAAGATTGTACTTTTTCAAATCATTTTCTTCAGCATCTGGAATTTCATCTGTTGCTGTTGTTGGAGGTTCGCCTTCTGGCGGTGGTGTAGTTTCGCCTTCTGCTGGCGGTGGTGTAGTTTCGCCTTCTGCTGGCGGTGGAGCTTCTGCACCAAGATCTGGAGTTGGACCACCAGCTTCAGACCCTATTTCTTTTCCTGCTTCTTCTGGAGTAGGAACACCAACACCTAGCAATTGAGGATTTTGAGACATAATCTGAATTTTTAGATCTTCTAATTTTTGCAATTTAAGTCTGCTCAACATCATAGATGTATCTTCTTCTGAATACATTAAAACTTTTGTATAAATGTCATAATCTGACATTAACAAACCACTTTTTAAAGAACCTGCATTTGTAAGTCTTGCTGTTTTTACTTCGGCTCTTGATAATTCTCTCCAATCTGATGGTGGAGTCATACGAATTTTTAAATCTTTAAACATTTCTTGTGGAAATCCACGAAGTTCAAGATGTCTTTCGCATATATCTAAAATTCCATCTTCAAAATTCGATTGAAGTCTTTCGATCATTCTTGCGAACTTAACATCTTGTGCTGATAATGTAATTCTAGTTGCATTAACATCTTCACTTGAAAAATAACTTTTTGGAAAGTTCAATGAAACAAATAATTTATTTCTAAAATAAACAGCATCATCAATTTCTCCAAGGTTTTGTGCGCCCGGAAGAGTTTCAATTCTACTATTTGCATTTGGACGAACTGGAACCCAATAGTCTT